ACATCATCTACCTTGAATATTAAAGATGATTCTCTACGCATTTCCATCAGTGTGTAGTTTGTTAATGAGATACTTGACCAATCGTACAAGTCTCTCAAATATGATTCATATTTATTAATATTAATAGCACTTTCACCTTTGTAGAACCCATTGAACTGCCATAATATTTCTTCGCCCTCTTCTGGTACTGTTTCGCCGAACCAATACATAGGTTTGCCTACTACTGGAAAGTGAACTGCATAAGGGAAGGATGCTGTTTCTGGTACTTCCCTGAACCATAATCCGCCAGTCATAGCAGTATGAAATGTATTGGAAGTATCAAACAAAGTTTTAATTCCAGTTCCTATTTCAGTGTAATAATCAGATTTAGCCACCGAGTATTCTCCTTATATTTGCTTCGTTTTTGAATAAAGTAGAACGTAAGTAAGGTCTTGCACCCATTTTGCTTGTGCCAAGTTCAAGATACACAGCATAGCCAGTGCTTCCTTCTTCCATTACATTCACGCCTATTCTTGAAATTAATCCGTCATTTGTTTCCATTATTTTATATTCTAAAGCATCAAATAGTTTACCTGATAATACAGCGGGAGATTCGCCTTCTGCTGATGCTTGATGTGTTCCATACATCCTACCTGTTTTGGCTGAAAGCATATCTTCACGAATTGCATTTATCAATAGCTGGCTTGCCTTTTCAAGATTTTCTCTTGAAGCTCTTTTAGCCATATTAATAACAGCCATCGGATTCCATTCAGTAAATACTACTCTTGCCATTATCTTCTTTCTTCCACATAGATTCTTAATGCTTTGCTGAGTTCATCTACATTATATACATATTTAATATCGAATATCTTGCTTCCCATTCGTATCTGGTAATCTTCTGTTATCGGTGTGAAATAATCACAATGGATAATATGAGTAGCTTTCGTAGTTTCTTTATTGTAAAGGATGTTCTCTTTGCCATATACCGTAGTGATATGTCCACGAAACTTACGCACTATCTCACGTGCAACAGTAGAGCTACCTATTGCATCCTGTGTTCTGGTATTGGTTTCCAGATAAAATGTTGCTTTACTACCTATCACAACATATACCTTCTATACGAACCTAATATCTTTTTAACTTCCATTGGAATATCGCCTGTCATTGCTTTTTTAACGTCACCTAAACTATAATATTCCATTCCTAAATTATCTTCTTTGTATTTATTATATTCAAATTGAACCCACATTTTAACTGCCATTTTCAAATCTTCTGGGATAGTAGAATATCCTGCGGTATAATTCACAAAAACATTCTGATAGCCAGAAGAGAAAAGACCACTATGTCTTAATTCACCAGTTGCAAGATTAGCTGTGAAATCCGAAACATTAGAATCTCGCATTTCAATATAAGCAATATCATTGTCCAAACAGCTTAACCCATAGAATGGTAGTATCTCAGAGGACAGATATGCACCATAATCTGAATTAGATAATGTGGCAGTCCAGTTAGACCCTACAGCGTTAATAGCAGCTACGAGTAATGTCATTGTCGCATAAGTTGCTAAAGTTATTGTAGATGCAGAACCATTCAAATTAAGAGTAAGTGTAGTGCCATCACAAGAACAAGTGGCATAAGAACTTGTTGTAGAATTATTGATTGAAAACACTTCTTCTCTACCAATAGCCACTCTGCTTATTGCTGTTACCGGATATTCTTGTAAGAACAAATATGGCGTTCCATTCCCACTATAAGTCTGTGAATATGTAGCACTTTCAAATTCTCTTTTACAATATGATTTTGCCCAATCATCAACGTGAGTTAAAATAGCAGACACCATATCGGAAGGATTACTACAAGCAGTGTCCGATGCAATAGAAACAGCAGCAGAACTATCAGCAGTAAAACCTATATCATATCCAGCTGTTGAACCAGAGTTGATATATTGAATAGTATGTGCAGCTTCAGTTATTGTAAATTTATAAGTGGTAGATGACCAAGTTATAGTCAAAGTACTCGACAAAGCGGTATTTAATACACTTGTCAAATGTGTTGCAAGCGTAGTTCCAGTATAAGTTGCTGCTGTTAGTGTGCAAGCTGTTGTAGTTCCAGCATCATATTTAAAGTACAAAATATTATTATTGGCTGTAATTACAAACTCGGTTGACTCTACATCTAACCAAGAAAGTGTATCTGCTAATGATACCAGCATAGGTTACTCCTTCGGTTCAATACCATATCTTTCGTATAGCATCTTTTCGTGTATCTTTTGTTCTTCTGTTTTGGTTACAGGTTGAACTTGCGGACGTTCTTCCTGTTCCGCTTTAGTTCTCGGTTTAATCATTTTATCAACACCATATCCGTGCCAGCGTTTAGCAGACCTGCGACCAGCTATTCTTCCACTTGGCATATTTACTCCTTTTGGTACAAGTGCAGGCAGGATAAAGGAGAAGGGATAAACTCCTGCCCACACCCGACCTTGTTTTATCTTTCTGCGACTATTCTAATCCAATCTACGCTTAAAGTCACGTCAGCAGCACCTTGTTTAATTCCAATTATCGGTGACAATTCTTCGCCTGTTGGAAATGTTGCTGTATCTAAATCTGCGGTTTGCACAGCAGTTCCATTATGATACCAACTTACTGTTTCAGCACCATCAAAATAAAGCCCAAGCGTTACATAAGTATTAGCAACAGGTACTCCTGAAAGTCCAGCATCAACAAAATCACCGCCAGCTTTTTGATGGTTACAGTCTATTGCGTTAGGGTCACCTTCCCAAACTACAAATCCCACCATATCAACATTAGATGTACTATCTCCTGTATCAACTATAAAATCAGCGGCAGCAGCGCCTTCTTCGGCTAAACCAACAAACCAGTTTGCAGCACCAGTAATAGAGCTTGCAGCAACCCTGAATTCAACCCAAGATTTGTCTCCACTATCTTTGACATATTCAATATAAGTTTCAGTGCCGAGTGTTCCTAATTGATGATAGACTTCGTTATTGCTCGCTGTTTCTGCTGAAAGTTGAATAATACCACCAATAGTACCAGCAGCATTCAACACATCATAAGTAGCGTCGCCAGCAGATTTCCACCCACCAGCAGCACCAGCAGCAGCAGCAAAATTAACGTGACCAATGAAATCTTCAAAATATTGAAAGAATCCAGTTGGGTCTGGGTATGCTAAATTTGGACAATTAGCCCAAAATCCAGTTACAGGTGCTAATTCTAAATATGTACCATTCCACGATTGCTGAGCATCACCAGCAGTAGCATCACCGAACAACAAATAATCTGTATCATTGAATTTTGAATCTGCACCTTCATAAATTTCCATATCAGCACTTTCATCCCACAATTTATACGAACTTGCAGTAGCACCAAAAAGTTTAACATCATAACCCGTATCATCTTTACCTATGGTGAGTGTTCCTTGTTGTACAACTCCATTAGCAGACTCATCCCATAACCAGTAACATCCAGCGGTAGCACCAAAGACTTTAAGGTCTATCCCTGTATTTGCATCACCCATTCTTACATTGTCTGTATGAACACTAAAATACAAATCGGCAGATGCACCTCTTTCATATATTCTGAACTCGTTTTTGCCAGAATCAATTTGTATCTCTGCTATTGCTACTGTAAAACTAAGCAGCAATATAATTGTTAGTAATATCTTTTTCATAATTACGCCCTTATTTGAACACATTTCACCCAATCTAAGTGCATAATTGGATCGTTAGTTCCACCTGATTGGCATACGAAACTCGGTGTAATCCCTACGATAGGAATATTAGCTGTTAGAATGGATGTGGCTATTAGAACACCATCTACATAATGTGCAACAGATGTTACTCCATTAACTTTGAATCCAAGTCTTACATAAGTATCTTCTGCTATTGTGTTACTTGCAACTGGTGTAGCTTCTGCTCCTGCTTTTTCGCCACCAAACAGTAAAATACCATCATCTGTGTGACATTCAAATCCAATGTGATTAGCGGCAGTCATATCGCTGCCTGCAATTATGCTTGTGTCAACAGCAGAAAGTCCTGCGAATAATTCGCATTTATCGTATGTATCAACTATCTTCAATCTACATTCAAACCAAATATCCTGTCCTGCAACAGGAATAAAAGGAAGTGTTCCTGCTGTGTATTGAATTTGAACACCTTGTGCAGCAGTAGTTGAATTACTATCGAGCAATACTACTCCACCTTGTGCCGTATCAGAATATGCAGCAGCACCAGTAGTTGCCTGTGATACTGTCCAACCAGCCATATTGGTTGTTTCAATAGCAGCACCCTTCCAGTTCATAAAATCTTCAAAGAATGTGTATCCTACTGTCGGGTCACACGCTATCGCAAGTGATGGACAATCAGCCCACACTCCTGTTTTAAAAGTGGTATTTATAGATGCATCATAAAAATTTAATACACCATTTTTCCAATAACTTCTTGTACTATTTGCCATAATATTAACTCCTTGTTAAT